TCGATGACGACACGGGGCCGAGCGGGCACTGGCTCGCAAAAAAGTTTCCGGTCAACAACAGCATCAAGGGGCGGAAATATTTCAAGCTCAGTCTGCGCGACAACGCGCACAACCTGCCGCTCGATTTCATCGAACAGCAGGAACGCAACTGGCCTCCAGAGCATCCGAAGCACAAGACGATGATTCTCGGCGAACGTGGCCTTGCGGTCAGCGGATCGCCGATTTATGAATCGTTGTTCGATCGCGCGCTGCATGTGCGGCCTTTGCAAGCCGCAAGCGATGCTGTGCTCTTGGAGGGATTCAAAATCGGCACGCACAACCCCACGTGGGTCATTGCCACGCGCACGCACGCCGGCGCGGTGCTGCTGCTCGGCGGCATTCTGGCGCAAGGCATGATGCTGGAAGATTTTTTGCCGCTGGTGACGCAGTATCGCGATCTCTGGTATCCGGGCTTGCCGGATCTACGCTTGAAATCCTGCATCGCGCCGATGGGCGAGACGAAGACGCAAGGCCAGACACGGCAATCGCTGTTGCAGAGTATGCGCCGCGCCGGCTTTCAGTTTCAGTCGCGCGAGAACGCGAACGCACCAGACGTGGAACTCGCGATGATCGAAGAAATTGGCAAACTACTTCGTCGCCGCACATCTACCCGCGAAGAATGCTTAGGCGTGAACAGCGATTCTGAACGCTGGTTGACCGCGTCGGTCGAAGGCGTCAAGCCGTTGCCATTCATCGCGTATGCCTTTGAAGGCGGCTATACGTGGGATAAGCATTTCGTGTCGGTCGGGCACAAACAGGTCCGGCAACCGCGCAAGGATGACAAATACGCGAACGCGATGGACTGCGTCGAAAATATCATCCTGAATTTCTGCGTGGGTCAGAAAACGGCGGCGGAACTCGATGCCGCGCGGCGAAAGTCACAGGAACTGAGCGCGAATACCCCTCCCGCCAGTTCGGGACCACAGTCTTGGATGGGCCAATAGGTCCGTGCTAGAATCTCGCCGTTCCGCATGAATGGCACCGCCACACGCCTCGCCCGCCGAGAGATTGTCCGCGCCGTTGGGCCGGAAGTGATTAACACGTTGAACAAGCAAGGCGCGGCGATCGCGCAACTCTCCGAAGACATCCGCGAAGCGTTTCAGCAGCAGAACGATAAAATCCGCGAACTGATTAAGCGCGTCGAGGAGCTGGAAGCGCGATGATGCCTGATCCGATCGCGGTGGACGCGCCTGTCATCGAGCCCGTTGCCGAAGTTGATCCGCCGGCACCAGTCACCGTGGCGGACTTGCTGCAAACATCACGACAGGCGCATAGCCTCTATCACCAAAATCTTCCGCGCATGGCCGCCGTGCCTGGCGTTGGCGCGCAGCTTCAGCCCGGTGACGCCATCGAGTCCGCACGCTGGCTCAAGGCCGCTGCGGCGGCGCGAGCGCAAGCCGAGTTGCTTGATCCGACGCATAGCGATCCAAGCTGGGCGAACGACGCCGCGACACATCCGAATCAAGAACTGCTCGTGTTCTATCTTCAGCAGTTGTCGAAGTAGATGGCCGACAGCACCATCGAAAAACATCTCAAGCGGATCAAGCTCGGCCTGAAGGCGAGCAAGCATCAGCGTGAACGCGAAGTGGACGATCTCGCGTTTCAGGTGCCAGACAAGCAATGGCCAGATGACGTCAAGGCCGCGCGTTCCGCGACGACGGTTGGCGGTGTGCCGATTCCCGCGCGGCCGATGTTGTCGGTGGCTCCCGTCGATGAACCGATTCAGCTCGTCAGCAATCAGCAACGCGCCGCGCATTTGTCCGCCACGTTTCATCCGCTCTCGGAAGACGCGGATGATGACACCGCGTTGGTGTTGCAAGGACTCTACGACCAAGGCGCGAACGAATCGAACGCCGATCAAGCGCGAAGCTGGGCCTACGAGCGCGTGTTGTGGTGCGGCACGGGTTGGTATCGGCTCGTCACAGTCTACGACCCGGAAGGCGGCCATCCGAGCGATCAGAAAATCATTTGGCAGCGAATTAAATATCAGGGCGCGGTCATCGACGACCCGCTCGCCAAAGCGGCCGACAAGCGCGATCGACGCTGGCTGTATTTGGTCGAAGATATTCCCGCCTCGCAGTATGCGGATCGCTATCCAGAATCAGAACTCGCGAATTGTGACGATGGCGATCTCATCGCGATCGGCATTGCCCAGCCGGAGTGGGTGCGAGATGATGCCGACACGGGCGAGAAAATAATCCGTGTCGCGGAAGCATGGGAGGTGCGCGTCACCACGACGACGCTGCACTTGCATTCCGATAACAACGCCTATGGCGACGATGACGAGGTGCCAGACGGCGTTACGAAAATAACCGGCGATAGCGCGCGTACCTATCCCAGAGAAACCCGACAAGTCTTTTGGTCCACGATCAACTGCCAGGAAGAACTTGAACCTGAGCAGGAGTGGGATGGCCAGTGGATTCCGTTCATTCCGGCAATTGGACGTGAACTCCAGCCGTTCGATGGGAAAGAGCGCATCGTCGGGATGATCGCGAACGCGAAAGATTCCGTGCGGCTCGTGAACTACTCGGCGAGCGGCGCGGTAGAGATGGCCGCGCTCGAGCCGAAGGCACCGTGGATTCTTGATCCGAAACAAATCGAAGGCGGCGATTCGTGGGATAAGATTTGGCAGCAATCTAACACCAGGAATTTCCCATATCTGCCTTATCACGCTGCGATTGATGGACAGCCCGTGAATCCTCCGTCTCGGGTGCAGGTTGACGTATCTAGGCTCGGCCCAAACATGCAGATTCTGAGCATGGGCGGATCGATGTTGCAGTCGTCGATGTCCACGTTCGATCCAGCGCTCGGCAAACAACCGACCGCGCACCGCTCAGGCCGTGCGCTTGAAGCGCTGCAAGGGCAGACACAGGAAGCGAACTCGCACTATCTGGATAATCTCGCCACGATTTCGATTCCATATGAGGCGCTGGTGTGGCTGGATCTCGCGCCGAAAGTCTACGACCGTCCGGGTCGTGTGGTGCGCATTCTCAAAGGCGAAGGACCGAAGCCGAAAAGCGATTTGATCATGCTCGGTCAGCCGTTCGCACGCCATCCGAAATCTGGACGCCCGCAGGCCATTCTCGATGGAACTGGGCAGCCGATCGATCCAGACAACATGCCGCAAGGCGCGTTGCATTTCGACTTGAGCAAGGGCAGGTACGGCGTCAGCGTGCAGGTTGGTAAATCCCACCCCGCGCTCTTACAGGAAGGCAACGACGCGCTGACGGCGGTGATTCAGGCAGAACCGGCCTTGATGCAAATCATCGGTCCAGAATGGGCGAAGTTCCAAGATCGCCCTGGCATGAAAGCCGTCGCGGATATTCTGAAACGCAATCGCGATCACCAGATGCCGTGGCTCTCCGATCAAGGCACGCAGAATCTGCAAGCGGAAAATGCGCAGATGAAAGCGCAGCTCCAGCAAGTCACGCAAGCAGCGCAGCAGATGAAGCAGCAGATCGATACCGACTCCGTCAAATATCAGATGCAGCATCAAACGGAAGTCGCCGTGAAGGATCTGGAATCGAAGACGCAGATTCAGTTGCAGCAGATGAAAGACGCGACGCAAATTGAAGTCGCGCGCATCAACGCGGCGAAGGAAGGCATGATCGCGGAGCGCGAAGCCGCCGAAGAACGACTCGCCACCGGCCTAAAGATGCAGGCCGATGCGGCAGCGCAGGCGCTGGAACATGGCCACGTCGCAAATCAAGCCGAACTCGATCGCCAGCACGAACTACGAACCACGGGGCTTGAGCACGGTGCTGACGTTGCCGGCTCCTTGCAGGATCATGCGCAGAATCTGGCCGTCGCGGAGCAGGGCAATCAGCACGCATTGGAGCAGGCTGATGCGCAGCGCCAAGCGGCGGAAGCGGCGCAACCGGATGATTCGCCGCAAAATGCCTCTTGACGTGCAAGATGAGACAGGCGTATCTTAGGCACCATTCATGCCACTGAAGCAGGGAACAGGCCGCGCGGCGGTGAGTCAGAACATCCGCACGGAGATGCAGGCGGGCAAGCCGCAGAAGCAGGCCGTGGCGATCGCGCTCAACGTCGCCCGCAGCTCGCATCCCAACGCGCCTCGTCTCGGCAAGTATCTCCATCCCGCAAAGGTTCGCTAATGGCAAAAGACCTCGACAAGAACGGCCGCCGCTTTGAAACGGGTCAGCCCGTGACGGTGGACGGCAAAACAGGATTTCTCGTCATCGGCGGCCACGAAGATGGCGTCTCGCTGATCGATGCCGATGGACACCGAACGGTCATCAGTGTGCCGGACGGTAAGAGCGCCTGTGAGACCGTGGTGATCACGGGTGACGCGCCGGATGCGGCCGGACTTGCCAAGCTCCACGAGAAGTGGGCCGCGCAAGCCGAATCGAATCGCCTGGCGGCTGCGAAAGCCTAAGTGGCCGAACTCGACACGACTCCTGTCGCGGAATCAGCCGAAGCGGAATTACCGCTATCTGCGTTCGTCAAGCGTGGCAACGCGCGAGACGCCGGACAGGACGTCCCTGAACTTGCGGCGACCGCTGACGATCCAGAACCGGAGCCAGTCCCGGAGCCTGAGCCCGAACCTGATGCCGCGCCGAAAATCGCCGCGTCCACAGGCGAGCCGGATAAGCGCACGCGCGAGGGTAAGCGCCGGTCCATCCAGGCGGAAATCGACGCGGAGACGAAGCGCAAATATGCCGCGAAGCAGGAAGCGGATGCTGAGGAAACGCGCCTCGCTGCGCTCCGTGCTGAACGTGCCCAGTTAGCGACGCAAGCGCGTCCGGCCGCGCCTGTGGCTCCAGCAGCGCCCCCCGCTGCGGCGACGCCATCGGCCTACGCGCGGTATAGCGCGATGCCGGACGCGCCGAAAATCGAGAATTACAAGACCATCGAAGAATATCAATTCGACGTGTCTGAATTCGTCGCGGATAAGCGCTTTGAAGAACGCATGGCGGCGACGCAGCAACAGCGCCAGATTGCCGGCCAGCAGCAGAAATTCACGACACGGGTTCAAGCGGAAATCGCGAAAGATGCGACCTTTGCGGACAAGCTCAACGCCACTCCTGTAGACACGCGCATTATCCCGTACCTGCACAGTCACGCGCAGGGCGACGAGATCATGGTCTACCTTGTGAATAATCCACAAGTCGCCCAGCGCCTCACCACGCTGAACCCCATTGAACAAGTGGGAGAAATCGGTGGGATCGTTGCCGAATTGAAATTGCGTGCGGATGCTGCCTCTCGTGGCCCAGCCCGTGCGTCATCGATGAGTAACGCGAAGCCTCCCATTAAGCCACTGGGTAGCGCGCCTGCTGTCTCCGATGACGACGACGGGAACGACGAGGATTTACCGCTCTCGCAATTTGTCCGCAAGGGCAACGCGAAAGATCCTCACATCAATCCCCGCGCCGCTCGTCGCTGACCGCCCCGCGCCCTAGAGGGGTGCGAAGGTGATGTGCGATGGCGAATACGCTCGCAACGCCGCTGTGGACGACGAAGGAAACAGCGCGCTATTTCGTAAACGATCTTGTCTTCCTCGCGAACGTCAATCGCACCTACGACGACCAGTATGTGCAGGCCGGC